CACCAGAGGTGTAGTGCGTTTATGGTGGAGGTGGGCGGAATCGCACCGCCGTCCAAATACCTTCCAATTAGCGTCATCAAATTCAAATCTATTTATAAGTATAATACCACAAAAGCGATTTGTTGTGTGGCAATATTACTTCTTTTTACCGATGTTGTATTTTGCACACAGTTCCCATTCATCTTTTTCTTTATATGCGAGAACTTTGATTTGTGAGAGTGGTGCTTGTTCTGCGATTGTCTCACTGGATACAACATCAATCAAACCCCAATCAATCAGGAGTTTTACAATTGTGTTTCTGCGCTGAATGTCATTCTCAGTAAAGTCAGTCGCTTTACCATCGAGTGCAAACAGTTCTTTAAAATGGACGATGTAATATCGACCCTGCTTGTGTAGAATGTGACAAGACTGAAATAGTTTTCTGTCTTTCTTTGATGCGACTCCGATACGAGTCAGTGTTTCTTTGATTTTTAAAAAGTCATCTGGTTGCTTTAGTCGCACTTCGACCATGCTATCAATGCCAATCATTTAGTTCCACCTTTATTCAATTTTTTCTTCAATTCAGTAAGTTGTTGTTCGGTCAGTACTTGAAGTGCTTGAACTGCTTTCTCATTACTATAGTCAAAGTATTCTTTAACATAGTCTAGGTCAGTTAACTCTTCTTTTTTCTGCCATTTATCAAATCGCTTTCGCTTACTTACTATATTTAGCAAAAATTGAAATTGCATTTTATTGTCCAAATCTCGCGCAATATTCATCTCATTAGCGAGTAGAACGGTGTCGAGAGACATGGACAATGCGCGGTTTACAATGAATGGATTGTAATTCTTTTCACCTGCGCGATCAGAAACCATATCTTCTTTGGTGTACTGAATCGCTTTTACATAATCAAATGGGGTACTCATTTACATACTCTTAATTGGTAGAAAATAAACTTGTGTGCGTCTCCACTCATTCTTACTATATGCTTTGTGGTCTTCTATGTATCCACCATGCATATACATGCTTGGATAAATCACACATCGATTAAATTTAGCAGGTACTACCCCTGCCATGTCATAGTACTTATCTACGTCAACTAAGACATTCTCAACTTCAGTATACCCAACATCTTGCATCTGTGCTTGCTTATAGAATGCAGTTCCACCATTTTCAATTGCATCGAGATAGATCACTGCGGCAAGCATATTGTTTCCATCTTGATGTGGATACATTTGCATAGACTCATCTGGAATCTTGATATTGGAATAATTGTTAAACGCATATGGTGCAGGATTATCTTTCAACTCAATACCAAGATGAAGTTTACTCATGTCAGCGATCAATTGTTGAGGTTCAAACTGATTCAACTCTCCAGTATCAAATCCTTCAAACATCAATCGACAATCAGTATAGTCAATACCATTTCTACTTGTTGGTGAAGTCTTCCACAACTGACTCCACGAATCTTCCAACATCGTTTGGATTTCCCAAGGAAATCTGTAGAAATTGTCAATTATTAATACATCTCCCACATCTGGAACTTCCAGTGTATATGGTGAGATTTGTGGATTAGTCTCAAATAGTTCATCGTGTCGGAATGCAATCGTCATACTGTAAACTCACAATCAACCATTAGTTCAGTGAAAAATGCAACCAGATTGACTTCCTGATCAGCAACGAATGCCGCTTTGTACTGGTAGTCTGCAATCTTGAGAACTGCCATTGGAATACTCGATGGTTCCATATGGTCAGCAATCTGATCGTAGATTGTACGGAAGATAGTCTGTGTGTCGTACATCGACACATTGGTTGCAACCCATTTGCGCATCTTGGTGAAGTCTTTCGATTTCAGATGCTCCACAATTGCTTTCATGTTTACGTCACCTGCAGATGCAATACTCTCCGCATCAATCTTACCAGAGACGCTGTAACGCTGTAGTTCATTCAGTACCCTGCGGAAATCAGGGAAATACTTTTGTACTACTTGAGCAACTGTCTTTTGATCGAACTCGATATTTTCATTATTGAGAATCTCGACAGTTCGCTTGAAAAATTTAGCGGCAAGTGCAGGTTTCTCATCGCCAGGAATTACAAAGTCAATAACACTGCATCGTGAATGTAACGGTTCAATGATGCGGTTCTTGTAATTACACGTTAAGATGAAACGGCAGTTCCTAGAGAACTCTTCGATAAAGTTTCGTAAGGCAGGTTGTGTAACGTGAGAGAGATAATCTGCCTCATCGAATATTACTACTTTACCTTTACCGCTAAACGATACCGTGGACGCAAAGTTCGTCACCGTGGTTCTGAGAGTGTCGATTTGACCACCTTCGGATGAACCGTTAAGCACGATATAATCATACCCAAGTTCTTCACATAGTGCTTTTGCTACTGTGGTCTTACCAACACCTGCACTGCCAGCAAGGAGGAGGTTAGGAATCTCCCCCTGAGACACGAGTTCCTTGAAAGTTTTTTCAAGGGATTTAGGAAGAATACAATCCTCGATAGTGCGAGGACGGTATTTTTCTACAAATAAAAACTGATCTTCATTAATGTTCATTATATAGTCCTTTCACTTAACCTTCGTACTTTGAATCTGCCTCCAGTGCAATGAAGTACTTCAAGTCAGTTGCTTGGTTAGTGAATTCAGAGATATTCTTTGAAGTTACTTTGACTGCGTAGTCGCCAGGAATCAACTTCAGATTCTCTTTCTTGAAATAGAAAGTGTAGATATCACCATTACCATCAGCAACATCAGTCACATATTCGTTACTAGTGGTATTCTTCTTGTCAGTCGCGAGCAACTGGACAGTCTGACCATCAGACTTCAATCCAATATCTGGAAGTTGCATGACTGAACTCGCTTTCAGAATATCAGCAAGTTGCTGTTTAGTGATACTGAATTCAACTTCAGCATCAGGCATTGTGATCGACTTCTGTGGTGATACCACAAGTGAAGGATCAGCGTACCAGTACTTGGTAGATGAACGACCCTTAGAGATTGTCACATAGTCATCACCCAATTCGATTTCTGGATCATCAAAGATACCCAGAACACTGAGGAAACCACTGAGGTCATAGATTGCGAACTCTTTGTCGAATGTCTCTTCGACTGTCGCTTCTGCAAGCACATTCTTCTGTGTTGAGATTGTGGTGAGTTTGTTACCTTCCTTCACCAAGAGGTTTTCGTTGATGTCTGCAAAGTTTTTGAGCAGATCGAGTGTGGATTTACTTAGTTGCATTTTCATTCTCCGAGTCATGAATATAGAGTGCGATCATAGCATAGTGAAGAACCTTCATCAAGTCTTTTCGATTCTTCCCTTCTTTCTTGCCATATCGTTGAGCGTATTTCAAGATGTTACCAATACAGAAACCTTCACCATGACCACCGTCAATAATAAATTCGGTTGCTTGGTATTTGTTCTGCGAGTAATGTTGACCATAGGTAGCGTCAACATACTCTTTCAATTCACTGAGGATTCGATCCTCATCATATTTGTAGTTAATAGAGTTCATTACAATCCTTATTAATAGGGAACTTGATCGTCATCGTTCCCCAAGTTTTCACCTGACTGACCGAAATCAGTCTCACCTACTTCTGCATCGATCTTGGTGTACAGATCGAGGAATGCAGACTTCGTTTCTTCATCGAAACGGTTGATACACAACTCAATCGCTTTCAGACGATCCTTGAACATCGAGAATGCTTTCACAATGTGAACCAGACGGCGAGTCGCGATGATCTCATCGATACCACCCTCATAGTAAGTCTTGCGAATAATGTCTGACCACTTGATCAGGTTCTCCGCGAAATCTTCATCAACGGCATCCAGTGTCGCCATCTCTTTGAGAACGATCTTTTTCTCAGTCACTGAACTTGGGTATTCCTGTTCAACTGTGATTGGGAAACGCTCAAGAAACGCTTCGTTCAGGATGTTCGTACCGATGAACTTACCATCTTCAGAACCACGACCTTTGGTGTTAGCAGTCGCGACAATCGTGAAACCATCAGCAGGTTCAACGAACTGGTTGATCTTCTTGAGAAGAACACCCTTACCCTCAAGAACTGGTTGCAGACACATGATCTTGTTAGACGCGAGATCAACTTCATCGAGAAGCAGAACTGCACCCTTCTTCATCGCTTGAACGACAGGACCGTCAAACCAAACAGTCTCACCATCCTGCAGACGGTAACCACCCAACAGATCATCCTCATCAGTTTCGATGGTGATGTTGACACGGAAGAACTCACGCTTGGTTTGCGCACAAACCTGCTCGACCATCATAGTCTTACCATTACCAGACAGACCAGTAATGAATGTTGGGTAGAACTGATTAGAAGCAATGATAGACTTCAAATCTTTGAAGAAACCAAAAGGAACGTAGTTCGCATACTTGGCAGGAACTAGATTATCAATTTCTGTATTCGCAACTGTGATTGCTTTACTCACTGCTTTTTTCTCTGGTAGTGGGATGACTTTAGCAGGTGCTTGTTGCACCCCTGCTTGTGCCGCGGCAGGTGTCAGTGTAAACACACCACGGCGCACTTTGTATGTATCATCT